TAATTCTAAGTACTCTTTCACCAGTTCTAAATCTTAAAGATTCACTATTAGGAATTGTAAAGACACCAGTAATTCTACCATCATCATCTGTCACAATATTACTAGTATTTACGTTCATACTAGGAGTGGTTGTTGTTGAAGTTGAACCATTGATTGCTGTAATTTGACAAAGGTTTGTTCCACCATCAGTTGTTCTTGGAACAGAACCAGAAAGATTATCGCTAATTGCAAAACCATTCTGTATGTTGTTCACTCTGATATCTACTGGAAGTGTTGTTGAAGTTGGAGATGAAACTTGCACAACAACATGAGCAGAGGCCTGAAGTCTCTGACAAGAACCACCAGATGAATATGAACTAATAGTACCTAATGCGCTGCCGTCAAGTTCTTGAATAGTAATTGTACTTCCACTTACACCAGTTACCAGATAATTATTATTTCTAGATGTTCTAAAGTTTAATCTTGTTGAACCACCAATACTACTAAACTGGACATGGTGTCCTACTGCAATACCAGATACACTTGCAAGAGTGATTGTTGCAGTAGTGTCACTATTCTTTACAACCCCTGATACAGCAGTTGCAGTATGTGTTTGGTTTTTAATAATATCCCCAAAACCAAATGCCTGTACTGCATCACCATTAAATAATCTTGCAGCATCAGTAGAACTTTCTGGGCCAGGCAATTCTGTATTATTAAAATCAAAGTTATCCCTTGAACCAGAAGTTATTGTGAATACGTCATCTGGACGGAAAAAGTCTGTTACATTTTCGTTATCAAAGAATGCAAACATCTTTGTATTAGGACGCATATTTGCAACGGCCACACTTACTGGGCGTGTTCTCATAAATGGTATCATGTTAATACCGACAATCCTATCACCCATGTTATGTGAATCTACTGAAGATTGAATAGATGTTTCGATACCAGAACGAGTTTGTCCTACTTGTTGTGTTCCAACTGCTCTAGTGGTTGTTGTTCTTATAGTTGCAATACCGCCACCAGTATTAATTCTTTGTGTACTAGACGAACTCTGTGTTCCTGTCCATTGTCTTTCACCAAACCAAGCGTTCTGCCATGAGTTCCAAACTGTACCAGTTACACCCATTTCTTCTGCAAGACGATTGATAACATCAAAGTTATTGTCATCATCAACAACAACATCAGGCCGGCGAGTTACATCTTGCCAGTCATCTGAGTATGGAACAAGTGTCATCTCACCAGTAAATGGTGCAACCTTATATGGGTTTACATCAAAACTATCTGTTGCATATGGGTTTTGAATATATGTAACTTCTGAATATGGAAGAGTTATAATACCATCTTCATGTTTTCTATAACCAGAAGATGCTCTTGCAGATGCAGAAGATAAAGTCTCAATCATATTGACATTATCAGAGAATGCCATTGGACGGGCAAGACGTTTCTGAAAGTCAACAGCAACTTTATAATCTGGACTTTCATAATCACCAATTGCGTGTCCTGTAAAGTTATCTACTATGAAACCATTTTTAAGTCTATCATTACCGTCACTATCTTTCAATACAAGTGCCGCGGCTTCTTTTTCTAGAAGATTAAGTGAAGTATAATATTCTAGATTGGTAATTCTTTTATCAAGTTTACCAATGTCTCTCATTGTGTATCTACGATTATCAAGTTTTCTAATATTGATTTCATCTAGTCCAATAACATATGGAGACATGGTTGTTTCAAAAAGAACCATACCACTATCTGGAGCCTGTGGAGTTGTAGGAGTAAGTGAAGGAACACCTTCTATTACATTAAACTTACCAAGTCTGTCCATGAATACCAAATCTTTTCTTCCTAAGAAGAATGAGAAATCAGCTGAAACATTTGTACCAACAAATGGAAGTTCTGTTATAGATGCAGTTGCACCAGAGAATGTTCCATTGTCATCTACACGAGGCCTGAAGTCAAAACAATCTCTTAATTCAAAAGAAGTACCATTATCTTTTGAAATAAATGTTGGTATTTCTTCATAAGTAACTTGTCCAGTATATGAATCTACTGAGAAGTAATCACCTGCTCCATGTGTAAAGAAATCAAATGCCACACGAATAGAACCTGTAGGAACAGGTTGGCCTGGCTTCAGTCTAATTGATGCAAGTCCATAAAATGCATCTCTCATACCAGTATCAAAAGTATATCTATTTGTAATGTCAACCTGATTTGTTGTACTGTATGTACCAAACGCCGTTGCCATTTTTACAGAACGAAGTCTAAATCCATCTGCCTTACCCAATGTAACATTCGTTAATGCAGTTGCGGCTGATGTTGTAATTTCTACAGTTTGATTTTCAAGAAGGGTTTTAGTTTTTTCGGTTGCCGCAGTTGAACTTACATCAACTGATGCTATCAGAGCAACAGAGTCACCAGATGCAGCTGCAGCCGAAAGACTAGTAAGGTTTGCAAAACTAACAGTTAGTCCACCACCTGAAACAGTAATATCACTTGTTCTGATTGGAAGAACTCTACCGATAGTACCTGAATTAGAACTTGCAGTGATAACAAGAGTGTAGTTTTGTAAGTTTGAACCAGATGCGAAAGATTCATTATCTGTCACACTGAACTGAGCAACACCGGCACCAGAAACTTGCACTGGTGTGAACTGCCTTCTTAAAGTATATGACGTAGATTGTTCGTTATCTGGATTTGAAGTAGAGTCACCTCTAACTTTTCTAAGTCTGAAAAAGTTTGAGTCAAAGACGAGAGGTTTATTATTTGCCTCTTCAATCTTTGCATTAAATCTTTTAATCTGTCCACCATTGATTGCGGCACCACTATATGCAGAGCCAGGAATGGTTGCACTCAAATTGTTTACAACTGTTACTGGGCCCAGTCTTGTTCCGTTTAGGAAAATATAATCACCAGTTTTTAGTTCAGTGTTAAATAGAGTTCCTACACCAGTGATTGTAGTACCACCAGAACCAATGGAGGCAGAACCAAAGAGTGTTGATTGTGTAGGACTTACATCTGCAAGAAAGTTTGCACCATCAAAAGATTTTACATCTCTATCATAATCCTTACCTGTATTCATATTCACATCGAATAGACCAAGTTTAAATTTAATGTTTGCCGCAGTCGCAGTGTAATCACCATCATGCAAAGAGAATGCACGAATTCTTGCAGTACCCACTTGAGCACCGCCGCCTGGGTTTCCACCCAAGTCATCAAACAATGCAACTTCTTCAAACGCATTGATGTTTGGAATATTCTTTACATTTTCTACGAGTTGAAAGTTCCCAACAGGAGTTTGAATTGGTCTATCAACCTCTCTGTCAAATGTTCTTGGTTTATCTACAGGAACAATCTGTGAACCCATTGTCTCTAATTCATAACCCTCAACATATGCCTTGCCTGGCTCGATTGAGAATGCAACTTTGGTTTCTAATCCACCACCTGTGGAAAGAAATACACCTCTGTTTGTTCCGTCATTAAGATGTTCTCTCTTTTCAAGTTTGAAAGGACGAACCTCATAGTTACCACTTTCATCAAATGTTCTACGGGCAAGTGTATGTTCTAGTTGTGAGTAATCAGAGTACTTGACAAACTTTTGAATATTACCCTTATCAAGACGAGCAAGTTCAATGAAGTCAGTGTCATCAGTTGCAGTAAGAGATTTTTTAATCAATGTTAGATTAATTTTAAATCTATGAGCGCCTGGCGCATTTACGTTTGATGCTCCCTGTGCATTATCCAGAAGTGAGGAGTCATCTTCTGGTGTTACAAATGATTCAGAAATTTCCCATCCAATACGGTATGAAGGACGATTTGAATATTTGTCAAGTAGAATAATTTGTTCTGTGTTTTCTACAAAGAAACCGTTTACAAAGTAAACGCCTGCATGAACTAGAATGGCTGAACCAATTCCTACTGAAGTAGAATTAGAACCAATCTGTGCAGAGCGCTCATTGGTTTGATTGGCTGTAAGTTTGAAGTTTGTGGTTGTAGTGTTATTCGCATTGGTGGAAGTGATTGTTTCACCAACACCAAATTTTTGAGTAACACCATCAGTACCAGTGTTCTCATATTTAATATAAAGAGTAAGAGGATCAGTGTCAGTCGCTGCAGTAGTTGTAATAACTCTTGCCTTCAATCCTGTGGTTGTAGATTCAAGTATCTTATCTTGAAATTCTGTTCTGTATGTTTCTACTGTCACTGCGTTAAATGTTGACTCTAATTGAATATAGTCATAGAACATATCAACATTGATATCGCCAGGGATTACCATAGAACCCTGTTCAAACAAATGCGAACCTAGTTTATTAATCTGCTCCTGTAGAATGGTTTGCAACTGTGTAAGTTCTCTTGCTTGCACAGCGAAACTTGGACGAAACATGACACGATGAAAATTTTTCGTGGTTGAGTAATCGTCATTATATGGAGTGACGTTGAAGTTTGTTAGCGTGACAGCCATTTATATACACCTTATCTCAAATTAGAATTCTACGACAACTTTAATATCTTCTGTTTGATCAGACGCACGAGAAATTGGACGCCTGTTTTCTACATAGATAATATTGCCACTGTCTGGTTGTAGTTCTGGTTTTGCATATCCACCTGTATCAAATTGCAAAGTATTACCACCGGCAAGTGTTACAGGGTTTGTGCCTGGCTGAGCAGGAACACCTGTAGAACCAGATGTTGCACCAACAATATCACCGCTTCCACTAAATGCAACATAATCACCACTTGTGTTTACACCGTATGTTTCAAATCTTTCTTGTAGATAGTAAAGTATTTTTCTTGTCGCATCATACTCAACAACCCTACCTACTGCACCAGTTGTTGATTGTGTAATTCTTTCATCTGGTTCAAATGTTGCAGACGAAGAAGAGAACGACACTGCAAAAGTTTGTCTTGCAGTAGTTCCACTAAATGCACCTGTACCGCCGTTTATAGTTGGGTCAACTAGAAGTCCTACTTCTCTAAAATCATTTCCTACTGCAAAGTCATCACCTTCAGCCTGTTCTAGTTTTGCATTCATCATAACGTAGTGGCCACCAAGTTCTGCAATTGGATCATGTCCATGTCCAATCCTTGGAGAAATTATTGGAGTTATTACACCATTACTTCCTGAACCAATTGAAGATGCATTTGATAATGTGTTACTAGAATATGTAGTGAAGATATCGTTTGTTAAATCAACTGTACCAAATGTATAACCAACACCAGCATTTTCAACCTGACTGTTTGTTGATAAGTTTCCGAACTTTTGAATCTCTCCACCTGATATTACAATCTTTACCACACCACCAGTACCATCTCCACGAATAGGGGCATAGAATGTTCCGTTAGTATATCCAGAACCACCAGTTACTTTTATTACTTTAACTGGAGCTCCATTAAACGGAGCAGTATCACCAGAGTTTGTTTCAACATCACCTACAACAGTTGAGTTTGAAACCACTGGAATAAAATCTGTTGTTACAAATTTCTGAATTTGTGAAGTAGAAAGTGTAAACATATACTGAAGATAATAACCACCAGAGAAGAAAGGGTCTGACGCAGTTGATGTTGGGCCAGCGGCACCAGCACTAATTGCAGTTCCACCATTATTGTCTAGAACTTTATAAACCTTAAACTCATCAGTGACAAAGTAGTGTGTTGAGTCAAAGAGATTTGTTGCACCAGAGGTTGTAGTGTTACCAGAACTAATGTCATGCTCATACATATCGTATGTAGTTCCATTTACATAGTTTCTTCTTGGTATTACATAAGTAACATCAGTAGTTCCAATGCGTTTGGCAGCAATCATTGAATCCCACTTATAGTTATCAAGTGTAATTGTATCTACAGGTGTTGGGGGAGTTGTGTCTGAACCGCCAGTTGTTCCAGTGGTAAAAGGTGAAGTCTTACCAATGAACAAGTAATAGTTATTTGCAGCCGCTTCAGAGAATGACTCAAAGAACTGGTCTGCATTGTGTTGTCTGAATTTTTCAGTAATAATCGCTGCCATTGTTTTTTCCTATAATCTTATTTAGTCTGCGTCTTTGATTGTCAAAGTGCCTTCTTTTACTTGTTTCATAATTTGATCATATTCATTATTACCCTCTACTAAAGGAACAGATAGAACCTTACCGTTAATAGAGCACAAAATTGAATCATTAGTTTTACCATCTTGACTAGAGTATTGTGCGTTTGTAATTATGTCTTTCATTTTTATAACTCCGCTGTTAGTGAAATATGAGCACTTGTTTTGTCAGTAGGAATATAAATTCTGACTGCTCTACCTACATAAGAATTTTGACTTGCTGCTGGTGCTGTATAAAAAGAAGCCATTGCGTTGGTTGGGATAAAAATATTCCAAGCATTATTGAAATCTGGGTTTCCACCACCAAAAGTAGAAAAGTAACCAGTTCCATGAGAGGAATCAGAAGTTGGTGGAACACGCATATATTGAGGAAAATACACAAATAAATTTACTTGAGAACCAGAGTAAATATCTCCAATGCCTACCATTTTTCTGCCTGCATTACTACCTTGGACGTGCCTGTAATAATAGCGTTGACAAAGTGACATTTCTTCCCCAAATGAGCGGTGTTCAAAATCTGTGGCTGCACTGCCAATTTCAAGCTGTACGCCAGTGAGATACCAAGTTGCATTTAATGTTCCTATTACAGCAGTTGTTGCACCAGTAGCAGAGTTTTTATCGCCCGATGCCCATGCACCTGCTGAACCACTATATGTAGAACCCACACCCAATCCCCAAATTACTTGAAGAGAACGAGCAGTAGTAGTTGCCCATGTACCAGTTTGATCGCCTGGAATTGTAATAGTTTTTCTTTCCCAAGTATCGGCAGAACTAATCGTATAAGTGAAAGGATAGTTTCTATTATCTGAACCATTACCAATCGCACCACCATGTGTACCAGTTATAGAACTACGAACATAAAAAGAAAGAGTTACAGTCTTTGCGTTAGAAGTTCCCCAATTAAGATGCGCTACATTTAGACCCTCTAGTCGTTGTCCAAGAATTAATCTCTGGCCAGCAGCAATAGATGAATCAGCAGTTGTTGTTTGAATTTTTAACGCATTACTGAAACCTACTGGAACTACAGAAGTTTCTTGACTAATTGTGAAAGCACCATCTGAATTGTGAAAATCAAAAAATCTATCAAGTCCATAATTTACACCAGCACCATGTCCAGTAAACGAGGTGCCTCTCTGGGCCACTTGCATAGCTCCATTAATAATCATATTTCTACGACCAAGGTTTACACCACTACCTTCAAGAGTACCAGCACTAATATTTGCAGTTACTACAGCGTTGTCAGCAAGTTTTGCGGCTGTCACTGCATCAGCAGCGAGTTTTGCAGTTGTTACCGAACCATCAGCAACATCAGCGGCAACCACTGCTCCATCAGCAATCTTTGTTGATGTTACAGAGTTACTTGCGAGAGCGTTTGCTCCTAACTTATCAATTGCCATTGTTATCTATCCCTTAGTGTAATTGTACCCAAGCACCACCAGCGTATGCTTCAATTTTACTTGTAGTACTATTGTATACTACCATTCCGTTTGCAGCAGACAGTGCGTTACGTTGAGTTGTTGTAACTGTGTTCAGTGTCATTGCACCAGCAGTACCAGTAACGGCAATAGATGTTCCACTAATTGCTGTACCTGTAACTGCGGCAGGAGTGTTACCACCAACGATACCGTCAATGTTTCCTGTTACGTTACCTGTCACATTACCAGTTACGTTACCAGTGATGTTACCAGTGAACACACCAGCGATGTTACCAGCACCAGTAATAGTAGGTGCAGTCAAAGTCTTGTTAGTAAGTGTATCAGCAGATACCAAACTTACTAATGTAGAACTTGCACCTTGGGGTAACAACATTGTATTTGTTGTGTTTGTAGAATGTGGTTGTGCTTTAATCTTTTGGCCATGTGTGTTTGCATGACAGTTAAGTTGAATTTGTCCTTCAACCGAAGAACCATCACCTCTAATTTCAAGTACATTATTATCTGGGGTAACTTCTAGAGCACCACCAGTTCCAGTAATCCCAGCAGTTGTAAGTGTGGTGATTGTTGCTGAAGTTTGAGTTCCACCAACGACACCATTGATAGAGGGTGCTGTTAAAGTTTTATTTGTGAGTGTTTGAGTTTTGGATGCAGTTTGCAAGTTAGTACCGTCACCCAATTCCGTATATAGTTCGCTGAAGTTGGCGTTAATTTTAACTGCACCAGAACGAAGGTCATCTCCTGTACCATCGTTTGCTGATGAGCCTACGCCGATTGCTGCTTTTGCCATTTCTTATCTCCTAGTAGATATATTCTAATGTTATTTATAAGGTTTCGTCAAGTGTATGTGCAGTTGAATCCATAGAAATTAAAGTGGTATCAAATGATTTCTGCCCCTGACCCTCATCAAATGTTTTTGTTCCTGTTTCATCAAAGGTTATTGCACCAGTTTCATCAAAAGATGTATAGAATGTAGCGGCACTAGCCCTTGGTGTTCCAGATTCATCATATGTATTATTTGCATTATCAAATGTCAAGAAGTTATTATCAAATGCGTTAATCTTTGTTCCACGAGTTACTTTTATTTCGCCCGGCGGTGGAACATTAATCTTTGTCTTGAATGCGATTGGTGGAATAACAATATCATTATCATCAAATGATGTAGTACTTGAATCAAAAGTTTGAGTAGTATCATCAAAGCTATCTAATGTACCAAACCTCGTTGACACATGATTAATTGGATACTGTCCAAATTGGTCAATAGTAAAGTATGCACCACTATTATGTCCACCTCTTGGACTACGATAGATGCCTGGATAGTTTGGTATCTTACCATCATCTAATACAGGGGGAACTGCAAACGCATACTTGGGTAACAAGTCAAGTGTTGGGCCTAAGACGGTTTGTTGTTTTCCAATATTGTTTCCTGTGCCAACCTTTACTGATACAGAAGATGTTAATGTTACTTCTCTTATTCCACTTTGTAGTGGTTCAGAAGTACCTGTCATTGCACCATCTCTGACAGTGATTATTTTATGTCCAGTTTCTAATAGTGCAAACTTACCATCTTCAAGAAGTAAACTTCCTATCTCTTCACGAAGAGTAGAACCATCTGTAAGTGTACCCAACCTTCTACCAAATATCTCTGTGAAAAGATTTGTAAGAGTAGATGCAAGTTCTGGTGTGAATGTATCAGTATCAGCAGTAAAGTCTTGAACACCACCAGCAGTAGGTGCCTGAATTCTTAATGAGTTTGTCTGAGCCTCTGCAAGACTTGTTGCAAAAGAAACCTCACCAAAGACGTTCCAACCAGCAGGATGCACAGAGTTTCTAATACTCTCTCTCCACTGATTAATAGACTCACCAATACGAACCACATATGAATAGTCTTGATAGTAGAAAGAGTCTTGAACTCTCATAGTATCTTCTGATATTTTACCTCTGTCAGTTATGAATGCACCATCAGAACGAACAACAGATTCGAGTTTGGCTGAACCAAATGCACCAGTTTCTTGTACTACAGTTCCAGTAATACCACCAACTGAAGTGATAATATCTCCTTCAACAAAATCATCTACAGGAGTTTGTAATTCAAGAAGCCTAGTGTTTGAATCCCATTCTACAATACTACCAGTAAAAGAAGTTAGTGTGTCACCAATTGTATAGTTACCTGTTGCATTTGCAATGATAAGTTTTTTATTAAATGTAACTTTTGGATCACCAGTATATTCCAAACCATAGTTTGTTATGTTAACATCTTTTACACTACCAACGCCACTATTAGATATTGCAATTAATTCTGCATCCGTGGCCGAAGAGTTTGCAACTGATCTTGTTACACCCATTGATGGAAGAGATGTATATCCATTACCATCATCAATAATTGTAACCTTTGTAATTTGCCCTGCCTCGGTTGCAACTCCCAAGTCTGTAAAAGTTTGACTCTCAATAATAATATCATCACCATTCTCAAGAAGAAGTTTAGTTACACCATCTGCATCTTGTTCTAGTCCAATATTAAATTCGTTTGTTTCTTCTCTAAGAAGTTTGAAACCATCTTCAAGTAGAAGTCCTTCACCCTGATAAGTAATATCCTCAGAGTCAGACTCGTCTATAATTAAAAGCGCATCATCATCTTCTTGTACAAGTCTGTCTCCACCTGTTGCACTTTCAAGTTCTAAGTACTTTGTGGTTATAGTTGCATCCTGTAAATCAATCTGTCCAGCGTGTTCTATAATCAAATCATGTACGTCAGTACAATTCTGTACAACACTATCTGGAGCAGTAAATGGTTCTAGTAGTAGAGAACCACCAACAACTGCAAGTTTGGCTGCGGCGCCAACACCATTTGTGTTTGCATTATCAAAAGTGATTACATCACCTTCATTATAACCAGTACCACGATTTGCAATGTATATCTCATCAATGCTACCAGCACCAATTCTACTTACCTGTCCACGAACACCAATCGTTCCTAGTTTTTCAACTGCAACTGCATCACCAACCTCATAGTATTGTCCGCCCTTAATACCATACCTATCCATGTTCATGCCTGCCATTCCAACAGGGCCATCAGTAATAGTTACCTCACCAACAATACCAGATAGTGTCGCACTAATTTCTAAGTCAAGTTCTGTAGATATACCTTTTACAATTTCACCAATTGTAAATGTTCCATTAAGAGTAGTTTGATCTAGATTAAGTTCTGTGACAAGCGTTGTTCCACTTTTAAATTTAACGAGGGATGACACAATCGCTGTTGCACCAGATGTTTGTCCAGTAATAGTTTGTCCAATAAGTTCATTAAAGTTAGACGTTCCAATCTCAACAACTCGCATAACAAAATCATCTGACCATTGACCGTCAGATGTTTTGAGCATACTCTCTCTTGGATATAAGAATTCAGACTCTTCATCAAAAAGAATTCTAAAGAATAGTCTGTGTCCATCTTCAGTTCCTTTTGCTTCATACAAGTCTTTAATATTTTTGATAAGGTTTCTTTGATCAATTCCTTCTGCAATTGTTTCTGGTATTGAATTAAGAATAGATTGTTTAAACTTGTCAAGGAATTGAAATACAGTATTATCAACATCTGCATATGCGAGAAGTTGTTGAATGTTTTGTATTGGGTTTGCTTTGTAATCAGTTACTACTGCACTTGCACCAGAAGTCTGGCCAGTAACCTTTTCACCAATGTTAAATCTTTGTTGGGATGTAATGTAAATCTTTTTTGCATTGTCATAGTCATCGACAATAATCTTTGCACTACTCTTTGAAGTATCTCCAACAATAGTTTCTCCTGTAACAAACTTTGCTACAGATGTTTCAAGAACAATATTATCTCCGTTCTGATCTAGAACATAATTAACAGAGTTTGTTTCTTGAATAATATAATCGTTAAATCCACCAAGAGATATCTGCGCTCCTTCCATAAACTCATAGTAATGTTTTAACAGAGTTATGAATAGAGGATGGTCATCCTGAACAAAAGTAGGAAGTTGGTCTTGAACCAGAGGAGATATTTTATTTTTAAAAGATGGGTTATTACCAGCCATACTTAATTACCTATCTTAGTAAGAACTTGATGAACTACTACTTGAGGATGAACTACTTGAACTTGAAGAACTGCTCGTTGTGGTTGTCATACCTGTCATTGTCATAGTTCCACCACCGACAGGAGAGTATGAACTACCTGATGCTCCTTGACCAGAATTGTCAGATGTTGCACTAACACTTCCTTTAGAAATATCTATCTGCAAGAGTTGATTTCTTACAGGGAGAACATCATTTGAATCTGGTATTACAATCATATGAATTGTTCCATCTGTATTTGTTGTAGATGTGATTGTAAGATTATTAAGAACTATACTTCCCTGTTGATAATCAATTGTTCCAACGGCTGCATTTGCATAAACCTTTTGGTTAGATTCAACTCTAAAGATTCTAACATTACCTCTACCATCATCATCCAAAAATTGTTCAGCAGTTGAACCAGATATCTTAAAACCAGTTGTGGACAAAACAGAACCATGTCCAGAATGTGGATTGAAGAATTGATTATAATACTTTACAGTGTATTGTGTTAAGGTATTAAGTAATGGTGTTACTGATTTGTACATACGAATGGTAGTGATGTTTGAAAGAATAGAAGTGTCTGTGTTATCAATCAAACGTGATAGTTCAGAATATCTAAACATATTATCAAACTTCTCTAAGTTATTCACAGAATAGTTTGTTATTGTTGTGGTAACATTTGTTTGTAAATCAGATGCAGTCTTTGTTGTTGCAAGAGCATTATATCTAAAGTTTGTATCTACAATAATATTAATTGTTTCAGGATCTACAATCTGTGGACGAACAGATGCTACGTTAAATGGTTTTAATCCAGTAACGATAAATTCTTTTTGAGCCTGAGTTAGTTTTGCTCCAGACAATGGACTAATTGCAATATATACCTGTCCGTAGATTGGTGGATCGTTATCTTCACCACCCCATACTTGGATGGACTTGATGTTTGGATATATCTCTGGAAGAATAGATTTGTAATCTGAAGTTGTTACTGCTCTTCTTTGTGCAGAATAATTTAAAGGAGCATAATACTTTATTGATTCAATTGTTTCTGGTTCTGCACCACCAGATGCTGCCGCAACACTTTCAATAGTAATATTAGATACACCACCAACTGCTGTACCAGAAAAAGAACTTGCACCATTCGCCTCTGATTTATTAGTAACAATATATTCTAAGATTACAATATTTCCGTTTGCAAGTTTCTTACCAATAACATTGTCACCAAAGTAAACTTCAAACCTACCATCCTCATTCTCCTGTAAGAAATAAACCTTGTCAGTAGACGTTACTGTGGATATATCTTTTGCAAGATTATAAACGTCAGTGGTAGTATCAGTTGAAGATGTTTGTACTGTGACTGTTAGTGTTGTGGTATCTGCTCTGTCACTTGTAAGAACATATCTCTTTTCTGGATTATTAAAATCAACAGTATATTTTGCAGTAACCAGACTCCCCTCATAGATTGGTAGGTTTTCAAATTTAAGAGCACCATTCACTGGTTGTACAGTCTGTGCAGCATTCACAACAAAACCATATGTATTATTATCTACAGTGGTTGTAAACTTTGTACCCTTTGCAATTGTTACAGATGCAAGACTGTCATCATTAACTTGAACATTAATAAATGCTTCTGGGGCTCTTGCAGAACGTGGAGTGTAGTTTAGTTTCTTTGCGTGAGATACAACAGATGAACGAAGTGTTGCAGTGTCAAGAAACATTTCGTTTGAAAGCATATTTGCATTCATTCCAAGATAGTGTGTATTGTATGCAAGTGTATCTAAAAGAACAGACATACCAGAACCTTCAAAGTTATAATCAGAAAATTCTGTCTGGCCTTTTAGATATGTCTTTAGATTATTTTTAATGTCATCGAAATCTAATTCAGTGACTTGTAATTTTGACTCTGCCATCTTATCTTAATCTCTCTAAAAATATGTTCATGTCTACAATGTCAGAAGAGTTGACTACATAGAATTTAATTTGTACTCTATACTCATTTGCATCTGAATTATCTGTAACTTGTACATCTATTAACTCTGCTCTTGGTTCAAAGTTTTCTACTACATCTCTAACGTGTCTTTCCAAAACAGTTGCGACAATTGGTGATACTGGTTCAAATAAAACCGAACGAACATTAGAACCTATCTCTGGATGAAAAGGACGTTCATAAAAGTTTGTATTAATTAAATTACGAACACTACGTTTGACTGCTTCAATATTAGTAAGACTTGCAATGTCACCAGTAATAGGATGTCTTGCAAGTGACAAGTTAATGTCTTTAAATACTTGTGCATTTCTATCAGAGTCATTTGTTCTCTCTGCATCACGAAACGCTGTTGGATTGACAGTCATCTATTTCTCCTTATTTGTATTTATAACGAAAACTATAGATTGACATGAGCTCGATTTTTGATATGTTCTTCTGCAATATCTTCTTTCGATTGACCCATGTAACGAACTGCATGATGTTCTTCAATCATCTTCTCATTGACGTTTGTATCGAAACACCATATCTCTCCAAGTATCCTTCCAAACTTACCCTTACCATCCTTATGTGTTTTGAGAGTAAGTCCGCCTGCGTTAGTCCACTTCACAAGAAAGTCTTTTGCAGCCAGTCCATACTTCTTCTCTTCTAAATCTCTGGTTCTAGATTCTGGTGTGTCAATACCGTACATACGAATTCTTTGTTTGAGCATCCAGACACCAAACCCCAAGTCAATGTCAACATCTATTGTGTCACCATCAACTACTCTTACCATTCTACATTTATATTCGTGCATTACGTTCCTCTACTTCCTACAGGTTTACAGATATATTCCACCGTATCCCAATTTCCATCTGTAGGAATAGATGCATACGTTTGTAACATTGCCCTACATTCGTTTTCTTTTTCAAACCATTGTACATCTTGTTCAACACAATTGCTTCCAGAACAAACTGTCAATAGTATGTGCCATATTATACTCATGTCGAATATCCTAATCCACTAAGTGTTTGTCTTTGCCATCCATAACTTCCTGTGCGTGAACCATTCGGCCCCCACTGTCTCTTCCCACCAATGTCGCAATGAATAAAGTTTCCACCAGAAGATGCTGGGAAGTAACAACCAAATCCTTGAATACCCTTTGAGGCTGCAATGCGTAAGAACCTTTGTCTATCTGCGACAGAAGTATTGTTCAGTCTTACATCAACTGCGTTACCTTGTTGGTGTTGACTTTTCTTTGCGCCACCGACAGATGCATTGTACGCTGCACTACGATATGCAGAAGTGATTGTTAAAGTTTGACCCCATTCCTTTGCAACTTCTTCCATGATACCTCTAAGTGTTGGACTAATTCTATCATCAGTGTGTGGTAAGAATCTCAAGAGTTGTCCGTCAAAGTCTGTCTTGTCTACGTCAGTATTGTTTGCGTCATCTACCAAGTTTGTATCTTCTTCAGATGCAGAAGGGAAATCATTTCCGTCAGCCGCAGATGGAAGTGGGGCAGGAGTTGTTGATGAACCTGATTCAAATGGTTCATTCAAATCTGGATCAATACCATTTTCAAGTTCTACACTTCTACCACGAATAACTTCACGAGCCTTCTCTGGTGTTACATTAATATTTGAAGGTACACCTGTTGCAGTTCTTACAGTAGTAACAGGGTCTAAATCAATCTCTGGTGCAATCGCTGGTGTCGCAAGAGATGTTGAACCAGTGTCACCGATAAGAACTGTTGGTGAACCTGTCTCAATAATATCTGTACCAGCAGCATTAACATCAAAGTGTGAACCACCACCAGCATCACCAGTGTCAGCGGTATCATTTTTACGAGCCGCAAGTTGATCAGAGCCAGGCGAATTAATCTTGACTGTAGAATCTGATTCGACAGATACTTCAGCAGTTACATCCAAATCATATACACCAGTGATAGATGTTTGTTGTCCTTCACCAAATGTTTCCGTAACTTTCTTAGTTACACTTTCAATCTTGGTATCTTCATAAACTTCTGTGACTGCCTTCTTTACATTTTCAGTCTTGGTGCTTTCATACTGTTCTAGTACATCACCCTTTACATTCTCCGTAAGATTTCCACCGACTTGCACTATCATGTTCTCTTCTACTTGAAGATGATAGTTACCTTTAATAAATGTATTGCAGTTGGAGTCAATAGTTAAATTAACATCGCCCTTGACATAGACATGATTAGAACCTATAGTAACATCAAACTTATCACCGACTACCTTTGTAGTTTTGTTACCGCCTGCGTCAATCTCATAGTACGTTCCGCTCTTGTGTCTCTCATGTATTCTTTCATTCTTAGGTGTATCGTCTACCTCAATGATATGACCTGATTCAGACTCGTATGCATGATTGTAGGGATACCTTGGTGCGTAAGGATATTCTGGTTCAGTAAAATCATTTCCTGTAGATGCTGGAACTGTTCCGACTTCTGCAACTTCTGACGCACGAACACTCTCAACCAATGGATGTGCTCTAGTTGTATCGTTTGATATTAATCTGTTTGTATCTGGTTCGCCTGTGCGATTTGGGTAAGGCCCAAAGTCTGGTGCATCTCTGTACTGTGTCGCTTGTGACTGTGGTGCATTAGGAGAGTTAGGGTCATTAAATCCCTTTGTAGGGTCTGGTGTCTCCGCTGGAGCGCCAGGCAGTATTCCTAAGATAAGAGGTTCTTGAAAGAAGTCAGGGTCACGCCAGAAACCAAATACCCATTGCCCTGGCGTGATGTTTGGTATCTCGCCTGGCTTTGCATTTGGGGGAAGAACCACATGGGCCCAAGGTAAATCTTGTGTGGGAAGTTTAACCAAGTCATCCGTGTGTGTACCAAAGACACGAACACGAACACGCCCCATAGTATCAGGGTCATCTCTATCTTCACAGACACCGATAAACCATTGGAAGCCATCTCTGCCCATGAAATATGAAAACATATTATTCATTCAAAAATCCTCTTTGTAGTATTTATACTGCAAAGAAGAATCTATAGAATGGTAGGAAGCTCTTCTGGTGAGTTTATATGGATTGTGTTTACTTGTTTTGATATGTGGTAATCAAAAGAATATTTATTAATGGTATCAGTAACATAGGTAGGATTGTGATACTCACATAGTATCTGTGACTTGTTGTATTCTTTTCTGTGTATCACCACTGCACTTTTATTTGTAGAGATACAGGCATCGAGCTGTGGAAATGTTTCTTCAACATAATCGCATATGTCATAACCCTCACCACCATAGAACTCTACAGGTATCTCTAGTCTACATTCATGTTTGTAATCAACACGACATTTGAACTTGTCCATAATCTTTTGAACGATTGCATTCTCAAAGTTTACAATACGTTTAGATACAAGTAAACCGTCCACCCACTTCTCATTACCTGATAGTGTGTAGACGGTATTGTTGTTGAAGAGAGGATTAATCTTTCTTCCGATAGTAAGATAGTCCACACCTGTTATCAAAACAAATGGGTGTGGAAAGTCTTTTAGAAATTGTTCTTCTCTATCTTGAAGATGTTCGTTGTGGAAAGTTATAGTTCCATTCACATCAAAGATAAACATCAGACAGTGCCGGGCAAGTCTCTAGTTGTTTCAATGATTTCAAGTACATCATCTTTTGTAAGGAAACCATTGACGGTATCGCCATCGGCTGTGATAGGAGGCATACAAATAGAACTCTCACCTTTATACAATGCAATCTCAAACAAACCCATCTTACCACCATAAGAACTATTATGTCTTATGATAGATAGTTCGTAGTTATTGTCAAATGTAATAATACCTTGGTACTCTGTACCTTTTAGTTTCTCATCTTCAAATAGAAGAAAGTCCGAAACCTTTTTTTCTGTTACACCTTCAAACATGAGGTTCTATCCTAACTTTGTTATTATGTATTCTTTGTAGTCTGGCCAGTTCCGAAATTGTTTCTGCAACTGTATTATACCAGAACTCGACATCTCCATCTGGATATGTCACCTTCCAAGAATACTTCATTATCTACAAACCACGATAGGTTTCGCAGTACCATCACTTGCATAGACAAGTTTGGTATAACAATGTTTCTGAACGTGTTTGTTCGCAACACTACCTGTATAGACAATCGCATTGTTTGTCACAATCTTATGTGGAAACAATTGTTTGACAATCTGTCCAATAACGTGTTGCGTCATTATATCTTGATTGTGTCCAAACTTGATATCAAATGCATTCGCATTCGTTACCATACCTAACGTCATCACTGTTGCAATTAAAATCTTTTTCATAATCATTCCTCTCTTAACTATACTGTTATCATAACAAATCCTATAGAGAATGTCAAGGGCTTATTTGTAATTAATTTTCTTCAGTAAAATCAGACAGTTGTGGAAGTTCACACTTACCACTAGAGTACTCATATCGAAACTTTGAGTACATCGCCTTACCTGATTCGCCAAGTGATTCGGCGAGAGCTCCTAACTCCCTTTCCTTATCACTACCACGTTTCCATACAGAATAATCATCAGAGTATTCATACCACCAATCGAATCTACACAGTTGATTATACAGTTCTTCCATGATACTTCCTCTCAGAGTTTCCGACCAGATTTGACCAGCTTCTTAACTTATTATACTTATCGGTACTATACTCAAAGGTTTTATTAAAGTCAAGGTTGAGATTATCCTCTGTGAGTTTTATCATGCAGACTAAATCTCCTAGTTCCTTATGTAACCTCTTTGTCATCCCCTCATCACCATTACCGAACCGTAGTATCTTACTACATTCTTGAATCACTTCCCCACACTCTTCCATGAGTATCACAAGGGTTTCTGTTTTCTTGTCCATGAATGTTAATCCTCTTT